CCCAACTCCTTCTCACTTACAGCATGCACACGTCGCACATAGTTGCGCCAACGACGACGGCGTCCACGTGGCATACGCTTCTTAGCATACACAAACTTAGAATCTCTCTGAGTTGTCACACCAATACCGGAGACATTCCCTTGAGTACGAGTACCAGAGGTCGTTCTACTACGAGCTCTACCAAGCCGGCTCGAACGAGCCATACGACGGGTCATGTTCAAGATCGGGTTAAGTCCAGACAATCTGCCTCCACGACCGAATGCACCTGTCGACATAAACATTCTGTTCCGACGTGGCCTGATAATAGAATAACTCATCTTCACTCACTTGATCTTTTCTTCGAAAATTCCAAAATGTTGAACTTCAATCTGATAAAACCTCAAATACAAGGTTGAACCTGGGAAGAGGTGAAAGGGACAGGACGTAGGGTACTGTGTACCAGGGGCACAGGAGGTCTGTGGGTAATACTCACCACAGACCTCATAAGCCAAATGGCCAGACAAGCAAGAAGCCGAGGGTGGTGTTTCACCATAAACAATCCTACCTTTCAAGACGCAATCGAAATCGAATTCCTCAAAGATCAAGTACAATACTACATCTACGGCAAAGAACATGGGCAAGATCGAAACACTCCACACTGGCAAGGGTACGCGTATTTCTCAAACCCTGTCACGATGGGACGAGTCAAAGGACTCCTATCAAGAGCACACTTGGAACCCCAACGAGGCACGTGCAACCAAGCAATCAACTACTGCAAGAAAGACGGGGACTTCGAAGAACACGGACAACCACCTGAACATGGAGGTGGAACTACCCAACGCGAACGATGGCGAAAACTCATCGACTTGGCAGAACGAGGATGTATCGATGAGATCAAGCACGAGTTCCCAAGCGAGTACTTCCGATACCATGAGCGAATCAAGTCACTCCGAATCCGAGATGCCACTCCAATCAATGGGGCTTTGGATCATGAGTGGTGGTATGGGCCGACTGGAACTGGTAAAAGTTCCACTCTGTGGAACATGTTCCCAAGACATTATGCAAAGGAATTAAACAAATGGTGGGACGGCTACAATGATGAAGAAGTCGTTGCAATCGAAGAATGGTCACCGAAGAACGAATGCACTGCAAGCTTCCTCAAAGTCTGGGCCGATCGCTATCCATTTCCTGCACAAATCAAAGGCGGATCCCTCAAAAAAATACGTCCAAAAAAAATCATCGTACTATCCAACTACACCATCGATCAATGCTTTCCTGCTGAAGAAGACCGAGAACCGATCAAACGTCGATTCAAGGTCGTACACTTTCCATTTCGCACCGCACCAGGCGTCCACTCATGGGATAACCTAGATGAGATAGATGCTTTGGAGGGGCTACTTTCTCTTACTCAATAATACATATCTTACATATAACTGTTATACCTCATAACCTAAACCTAAACCCTAAACTACACATATCTTGTACGATCTTCGTTAACACCTTCTATCTTGTACAAGTACTTACGAGTCGAACCAATAAGCAAACGCTCAGCAACAGTACCTTCCGTACTACCAACTGTGTATCCTGGGATAACCTTACCCACGATCAACAAAGACCGAGTCCAACCAGGACGATTAAATCCATCACGAGCACCGAGATCACGAAGAGTAGTCACATGACGTCGCGGGTCACGTATCTGATACGTAATCACATCTCCGTTAGGAATCAAATACTTCGTCTTCTTCCAAATGCGAATACCCCAACGAGATAAAGCATACGTCATATCAAATGGGGTCACACCACGAAATGCAAGATTAAGCTCCGTACCGGTACCACCAATAGGACCTGTATATGTCGTGTTGTTATTCAACAACGTGGTCAAATTCACATACGTAGCACCAGTCTCTTCAGTATTCGTACGAATACTCACTTCATACACATCTACTTCCATCTTCAACTCACTACTAGGCGTAATCAACGACGCGGGGTCACCACGCACACCACTAGCATTCTTAATAGTAACATCAAGAACACCGCTCTGAAACAAAATCTTAGTAGATGGGCTAATAGTATCACCAGCAGCTGCTGTAGGATCACTAAGGTTTTCAAGACCAGAGATAATATACATATCATCAGCAATATCCGTAGTACCACGCTGAGGATACAAATGAACTTCTGCAATAACATGATTAGTAGACTCAGGGTTAGTCCAAGCACTCGTAAAGTTACGGACAACAGTACGACTGCCCAACTCCTTCTCACTTACAGCATGCACACGTCGCACATAGTTGCGCCAACGACGACGGCGTCCACGTGGCATACGCTTCTTAGCATACACAAACTTAGAATCTCTCTGAGTTGTCACAC